TGTTACAGCTAAACCCAACACCTGGTCTACTGTTGGGAAGTGTGGGGATCCTATTACTATAATTAGAAATAGACAAAATGAAGGTAATCAAGAGGAAGCTTGGATTCCTGAAATAGAAGATATAAATAGAGAAGGGTCTTCTGTATATTTAACTTCTACTCAAGCTATTCCTATACAAACTCCATTTGCTGAAGAAGTTCACAGCTCAGGAAAAAGTAGTTATCACAAATTTTTCCCAACACCCCCAACCCAATATAATGGAACTCAAGTAATTTTAAGTGGGGATAGAATTTTACTTAATGCTAAAAAAGACCACGTTATATTAGATGCTGCTTTAACTTTAAGTTTTAATGCCCAAAAAGGATTTAATTTTGATACTCCTAAAAACTTTGTAATTAAAACAGGAACCACTATTAGACTAGGTAAAGAATTTGCTCCACATCCTCTTATAAAAGGAGATAAATTAGTAGACTTATTAGATAGCCTTGTAGACGAATTATCTAAATTTACCTCTCTTTTTCAATCAGTTCCTACCCCAGGATTAGAAGGAGTAAAAGCAGGAGCTTCTGTATTAGTTCCTAAATTATTAGAGATAAAAGCCTCTCTTCCTTCAACCAAATCTACTAAAACATATACCTCGTAATGGCTGTAGGGATTGATATAAATGCAATTAAAAACGCTACTCCCGAGGATGCTAAGGCTAAAGGAATAGAAAAATTTGGTAAGTTAATTTTAAATGCAGGATTAAAATTTAGTAATAAAATTACTCCTAAAGTAGTTAAAATAATAGAATCTAAATTTCCTGAGGGAGAGTGTGCTCCTCAAGAAGAAATAGATAAGGTACTCCAACTTAGAGACAATATTGTAGGACAAGCTAATCAAATTGCTCAAACTTTAGATAGTTTTTCGAAAATAGTTTTAGGAGTATCTAGATTTGTAACAGTTGCTATTGCTATAGTAAAAGGAATAAAAACTGCTAAAACTATATTAGCAGGAATATCCACAGGGTTATCTGCTTTCCCTATCCCTAATCCATTTATAAACCAAGTTTTAGGAAGTCTTAATAGTGTTGTAGGAATTTTAGACGAAATTTCCCAAAACACAACATTTGATGCTTTAGGAAAACAAAAATTAGTTCCCCTTAAGGTAGGATTAGATGGGGCCTCTATTGCTATTTCATTAGCTAATTCTTTTATAGCAGATTTTGTTACTCAACTATCAGCATTAGATTCTAATATTAGAGCATGTGATCCTAGTGCTATTTTATCCCCTTTAGATCCCCAATTAGTTTTAATAGCTGAGTTAGAGAAACAAGCTGTTTCTTCTGTGAATGAAGTAGGATATAAAGGTTTTATAATTGAAATAGAAGAAGTTCCTTTTTCTCCTACAGTTATTAGAAAAAAAGCAGTAGGACTTAATCAAGATAGAATTAAATTAATTGAAACTCCTTTATCATTTACAACTAACGATAATATTTTAAAAGAAGAATTAAAATTTATTATTGATAGAGATGATTTAAAGGCTTATTAAAGTAATATATTTATAATTAATGAAACAAAACGCATTAAAATTACTAATTAAACAAGCAGTTAGAGAAGCAATTCAAGAAGAATTAAAAGATATACTTCTTGAAGCTGTACGTTCTCCAAAACAAACTGTTGTTGAAAGTATACAACCTCAAAAAGTAATAGATGGACCTTCAATGAGTTCAAATGAAAGAAGAGCAGCTTATCAAAATATATTAGGTGATATGCAAGCTTCATTTAATAGTCAACATGTAGAACAACCTTTACAAATGCGAGGTTCTATGGATACAACTTCCCCTAATGGTAAACTTCCTGAGGGAAGTGTTTCTATGGATCAAATAATGAATCTAATGGGTAGATAATGGCGTATAGAATTCCCAATAGAACAATAGAAGACCAATCCACAAGGACTGCGTTGGGGATTTCTATTCCTTTTTCTGCATTATTTAATCAAACTTATACTACTAGAGAAGCAGTTAAATCTAATTTAATTAATTACATGTTAACTAATAGGGGAGAAAGACCCTTAAATCCTTTGTTTGGTAGTAATTTAGGAAAACAAATATTTGAACAAATAACTCCTAATTTATTAGCAGGATTAGAAATTCAAATTAAAGAAGATATAGAATTATTATTCCCTTTAATAGAAGTAAAAAACTTATCTATAACATCCCAAGAAGACTACCATACAATTAACGTACAATTGACATATTCAGTTTTAGGAAATGATAATGATGAAGTTAACATAAATTTTAACACAGAACAATAATGGCAGAAAAAAGGGATATTAAGTATATTAACAGAGATTTTGACTCATTTAGGAATTCATTAATAGAATTTTCTAAAACCTATTTTCCTGATACTTACACAGATTTTAGTCCAACCTCTCCAGGAATGATGTTTATTGAAATGTCTTCTTATGTAGGAGATGTTTTATCATTTTATCTTGATAATCAAATACAAGAAAATTTTGTTCAATATGCTAGACAAGATGAAAACTTATATTCCTTAGCTTATTCTTTTGGATATGTTCCTAAGGTCACAGATGCAGCTATTGCTACTGTAGAAATTTTCCAACAAGTTCCATCCTTAGAAAACTCAGAAGGAAATGTAGAACCCGATTTTAGATATGCCTTAAACTTTTCTGAAAATACTAGGGTTAAATCTTCCTTAGGTTCAGGTACAGAATTTTTAATAGAAGATAGTATAGACTTTACTGTTTCTAGTTCAGCTGACCCCACAAGAATATCTGTGTATCAGGTAAATGAAGACGGAACTCCTCAGTATTATCTATTAAAAAAAACTCGTAAGGCAATCTCAGCTACTATAAATTCAACTAGTTTTACTTTTGGATCTCCTGAAAAGTTTTCTACTGTGGAAATCAATGGAGCTAGTATAATTAAAATATTAGATGTAGTAGATAGTGATGGAAATAAATGGTATGAAGTTCCTTATCTAGCTCAAGATGTTATTTTAGATCATATAAATAATACTCCTTTTAATAAAACTAATTTAACTAATAATTTTGGAGGAGTCTCTCAAACTACCCCTTATATTTCTGGGGTAATGAGGGCAACAGGTGTAACTGATCCTAATTTTTATGGGGATGGGTTAGATGTTCCTAAGTTGTTAAGACTTAAAAAAGTTCCTAAAAGGTTTGTATCTAGATTTAAAAATCCTACAACTTTAGAACTTCAATTTGGGGCGGGAACCGTTATGGATAATGATGCTCAATTTACCCCCAATCCTGAGAATGTAGGGATAGGATTGCCTTCTACTCAAAATAAACTCACCACAGCTTATTCTCCTACAAGTTTCACATTTACTGGAACTTATGGTATAGCTCCTTCTAATACTACTTTAACTGTAAGATACTTAACTGGTGGAGGAATAAAAGCTAATGTGGCTTCTAATACTATAACTAAATTTGTAACCACTGGGAATATTAGATTTGTTAATTCTGGGTTGGATTCAACCTTATCAAATTATGTATTCAATAGTATTGCCATTAATAACCCCAGAGCAGCAACAGGAGGAAAAGATGGGGATACTATAGAAGAACTTAGATTTAATACTTTAAACACATTCCAAACCCAATTACGTAGTGTTACTCAAGAAGATTATTTGGTAAGAGCTTTAAGTATGCCTTCTGAATATGGGAGCATTGCTAAAGTTTATGCAGAACCCGAAAAAACCGAGGACCTCCTCCCAGGAGAAATGCCTTCAGCATTAAGTTTATATGTTTTAGCCTTTAATTATGATAAAAAACTTAAACTAGCCTCCTCAGCTTTAAAACAAAATCTTACCACATATCTATCTCAGTACAGAATGATAAATGATTCTGTGAAGATTAAAAACGGGTTTATTATTAATATAGGAGTAGAATTTGAAATTATAACATTACCTAATTTTAATAGTAATGAGATTTTAAGCAAATGTATTATTGCGTTACAAGATTATTTTAATATAGATAAATGGCAAATTAATCAACCTATATTATTAAGAGAACTTTATATATTATTAGATAAAATTGAAGGAGTACAAACTGTTAAAAATGTAAATATTTCTAATAAGGTAGGAGAAGATTTAGGTTATTCTAAATATGCTTATGATATTAATGGGGCTACTCAAAATAATGTTATTTATCCTTCATTAGATCCTTCAATTTTTGAAGTAAAATATCCAAGTGTTGACATCAGAGGTAGAATAGTAAATTTCTAATTAATTATGGCAGTATATAAAATTTTTCCTGAAAAGGACACTACAATTTATTCCTTGTTCCCTTTTATGAATACTGGGGTAGATGAGATTGTGGAGGCTACAACTACTACTTTTGGGGTTGATACTTTCCCACAGACTAGTAGAACATTAATGAAATTTTCTGATAATGAAATTAATAATGTTATAGATAATATTATTAAAGGAATAGGTTATGTAGGGGAAGTTAATTTAAAATTATATATAGCAACAGCAGAGGGATTAAACGAAGATA